CAAATAGATATAATAAAATTAGTATATCACTTAACGTAAGGAGCGAAACGTGAAACAGATTAAAGTTACTTATATTCCAAGCATATGGCTGATTAAGGTCAGACGATGGAAGAAGCAATAGAGCGCGTAGGCTTACCCGTCAAATGTCGCCTCTGTGGAGTGGACGGCAGGGTAAAGCCTAGAACAGATTATGGCGGCTGGGCCAAGCGTAAGACAATTATACGCACATCATGGTATTGCCCAGACCACGCCGACTCAGTAGAACGTTTGAAAACTCCTGTTTTTGGCCCGATTGCGGGGGGTCAAAAGCAGGAGGACAACTCACTTGATGAGTTAATGGACTTAATATGAAAACAAAGTGGTTACGATGGGGCGACAAGATAATTATTTTGAACGGAGTAGACCCAATATCGTACATTGACTTAACTACTAATAAATTATATAAATATGAGGAGAATAGTATGAAAATTATACTAACAGATGAAGATGTGAAAAGGGTAGTTGTTGCCCGTTTAGTCAGCATGGGTCAATTATTTGGCGATGTTGACTACGAAGTAACTATAAGTAGTTATGACAAAGATTTTATGACAATACAAGCACCAGAATTAAAGAAAGACGGGGACAAATAATATGGGTAACACAGAACTACAGCGATTTATAGATAACAAGAGCCTAGTAGCAATTAAGAAGTTTGCTAAGGCCGAGGCGCAGCTGAAAGAGCTCAAAGCCAAGCACGATGAAGTCATCGAGCAAGTCAAACAGGCTATGCTTGATAACGGTGTTGAGAAAATACAGGGTGACTGGGGCAGTATTACACTGGCCGAGCGCACCACTTATAGCACCGATGACATTGACGGGGTACCACTAAACCTTACCAAGCGCGTACTAGATACCAGCAAGGTAAAAGCTCAGGCGGTACTCAATGGCGTATTGCCAGCTGGTATCAGTGAGAGTAAAACACAATATATAACTAAGAGGCTCAAAGATGTTTAAGGCATTAAAATGGGCTTATAACATTGGTGTGCGCCAAGAGCGAGTTAGAATTGCAGCACAACTACAACTGCGAGCTAATGAATTACATTACCAGATAGAGATGGACCTTGATGTACTGCGCGATTCAACTGAGCGTACACCCAGAAAGTCAACCAAAGAACGACTGAAGTTTCAAATAGCCGTCAATGGCCGAGTAAAAAGCATCATAAATGAACTGTTTACCCCAAAGGGTGAGTGGATAAATGATGAATCAATAATGTTCCCAGATAATAAGGAGAAATAAATGGCAACTACAACTAAAATAATAACCCTAGATTTAACAGAGGAACTGGCGGTCAGGCTTGAGGCATACGTCACTGAGCATGACAGCAACCGTAGCGCACTTATTCGCAAGGCAATAGTCGAATACCTAGACAAGAAGGAGAAGAAATGAGCCTCGCACTACGGATCGACCTGGACCCGATTGAAGCGACACCATACTTCTATATACGGGATAACAACACAGGTAACGTGTTGTATGTTGGCACCGACCAAAATAAAGTACGCCAGCACACCTACGAGACAGTCCTATGTGATGAGTATATAAACACTAAGCAGCTGATACATTGGCTGACACCAACAGCAGTAAGGAGCTAATATGGCAAGACTAATATTTGTGCTGGGACACCCAGGAACGGGTAAGAGCACGAGCTTGCGTAACTTGAAAAAAGATGAAGTAGGCTATATCTCTGTCACTGGTAAGGAATTACCATTTAAGACCGATTTAGTGCCAGCGGTTGCCAAGACAAGCGCAGAGGTCAAGAGTTTGATTGAAAAAAGCAAGAAACCAATTATAGTGGTGGATGATGTCAACTACCTATTTACCTTCCAAGTGTTTGGCCGTTCGAAAGACAAAGACCAATTCCAGGTATTTAGAGATATTGCTGGTGACTTCTATGACTTGATTAAGACGGTTATAGACAAGCCAACTGAGCAGAATGTCTACTTGTTTGGACACATCGAGTTAAACGACCAACAGCTTGTACAACTCAAGACAGCTGGGCAGTCTATCAGAAACAACATAGCACCCGAAGGCTTGAGTAACATCGTGTTTGAGTCAGCAGTAGACTTGGGTGAGTTTGTATTCAAGGTCAAGACGGACGGTAGCGGTATCAAGGCACCGATGCAGATGTTTGAAGATAGCACGATACCAAACGACCTAAAGGTAATTGACGAAAAAATTAACGCTTACTACAGCAAAGGAACAAAATAATGGCAGACTCACTATTTGGGGATATTCTTAACAACTTAGACAAAGAACGTTCAACAAGCCAAGGCTTCGAGCGTGGCACCCATGACGTAAAGATAATGTTAGCTGAAGCTAAGACGGATGCTAAGGGCCGTGACGTTATTAAAGTCACTGTATGTGATGCTGTTAAAGAAGATATTACTGCTGAAGCTACCCTATGGTTCCATAGTGAGGGCGGTTGTAAAATGAGTGTCGATAAGGTGCTACGCCTACTCATTCACAACGTAGCTGAAGATAAGAAACCTATGGTTAAAGCGCTTGGTGAGAAATCATTTGCTAGTCTTACCGACTTTACTAAGGCCCGTGACGCTGCACTACGCATTATCAATGAAAAATTGATAGGTAAAGAAGCCTATGCGGTATCAGACCCACAAGGTAACTACTCTACGAGTAAATATGTAGACATCTGGTACTACCCATATGTTCTAAAATCTACTGAGCAAACTAAGCCAGCTGCAACTACATCTGATGACGACCTAAACATCCCAGAGGAGTGGTAATACTATGGAACCAGGTGGACAGGACTGGGAAAATTGGCTAGAGCGTGAGATCGAGCTGGCGCAGACGGGGTATGACTTATGAAAGATAAGCTAGAAATACCACGCTACCCTAACCAAGACTCTATAGGGGCTGGAACAGATACAAGCCATATGGAGTACTGGGGCGATAAGGGAGCTACTACATGCGCTAACGGAGACTGCCCTGCAACCCAAGTGAAGGACGGATACTGCGCCCCTCACTGGTACGTATGGCATCACAGTAAAGTACCGTTCAACACTATAAGGAGTAACAATGAGTAAAAAAGATGATGCTGTTGCCGTAATCCCGAAGTACCTAGACCTAATAGAGAGTGATTTGATGAAGGTGTCGCATTACCTAAAGGACGGCGTAAAAGTAGCTATCGTGGCAGAGGATAAAGAGCTATCAGAAAAATTGGCTGCGCTCTACGTTGGAGCCGATGCATTGACCAAAGACTTTCAAGTATTAAGGAGTAACACATGACCAAGTTCAAGCAAAAAGAAACTGCCTTTTACAATAAGTGGGGTTTTGGTGGCTATGTTGTTTGCATAAAAGGTGTACTACCTAAGAAACGGTTTAGACCACAGAAGTACTTAATTGGCACTAGTGACGCTGGAATATTTGACGTAGTACCAGAGCGTAAACTTGAGAAGTGGAGTAGTAATGACCAATCAGAATAACGAGCTACGAGTGATACTTGAAGATTTTGCAGAAGATTTAGCTGAGATACCAGAGGGTAGCAAACTAGAGGATATTTACGACCTTGTAAAGTCAGCACACCAAACTGCTGAAAAAGCCATACAAGCCCTATACGCCCCAAAGCCTGTAGAGAATGGGGAGCTAGACACGCTGTTCGCAGAAATAGCTACGTCATACGACAATGAAACCATATGGCAAGTATGCACCAAGGTTAAAGTCTATCTAGCCCAAGAGAAAGCTAAATGGGTGGCTGAACTGGAGAGTACGGTTATAGGGGCAAAACCAGACAGACTGCAACCATTAGACCTCGGAGAACTTGGGGGTGAAGATGGAAGAACAGGACTGAGTGCCGTGGTGGTTGCTTCGGTACAACTCTACAACCAAGCCGTAAAAGACTACGAAACTAACCTACGCAAAGCCCTAGCCAAACTACTAGATAAGGAGAATATATGAACCCGACTGACCTACTCCTTGCTTTGTTTGAGGAGCGTGCCAAACAAAAGCCACGACCTATAAGCCACTGGGATAATCATTGTGTGAATTGTGGTGTACTGGCTGGCAACCCACATGTAGCAGATGATTGCCCCCCACAACATTACGAGAGGAGCAAGCATGAGTAATAGCACTACAGACCACAGATACCTAGTAAAACCAGGTTATGTTAGAAGCAGAAGTGATGGTGATTTACACTATATAGGCTTCGCAAAACTAGTGGGTTTATATGGCGTTCCGCTAATAGAATGTTTGCACTTTGATGAAGCTAGATTGCACGGCTACACGAAAGAATATATAGACGGTTTAACAGTGTTAGAACCGCAAGAGTCGGGAGATTACGAGCTATGACCCTACCTGATGATATAGAGCAACTACTACTTAAAGAGCTACAAGGAGAAAACAAGTGACTGACCGCATAGAACAAATAGAGGGGGAATATGCGAAAAGTAACTATAGCTTTTGATTGTGACGGCACACTCGTTACGACTGAAAGCGCAGACACTAAAAAGATTGTAGCTAACGAGCGCATACGCACCCTACTAATATCCTTTGCTAGTTTCAAGAACGTAAAAATACTAGTATGGTCTGGCTCTGGTGAAATGTGGGCCAGGCAGGTAGCTAGAGAAATTGGCATAGCAAAGTACGTTGACAGTTATGCAAGTAAGAACTATCTAGGCAAGGGCGAGATTAGCGGTAAACACCAGTTTGCGCCTGACATTGAACCAGACATAGCCATAGACGACATACAAGACTGCGAACTTGGAACAATAAACCTGATAGTGAGGGAAAAATGAACGAACGCATACAAGAGATACGACAAGAAATCTTTTTGCCACCAGTAGCGCCTAAATAGTTATGCACAACGCTACCCATAGCGTCTTTGTGGAGCGATAAAAACAGAGTAACATGAGAGAACAACATGGCAGACAAAGAACTAGCAACAGTCGAGGGGAAAATGAACCTGAAGCAAGAGCAGGTAGCAAAGCTTAATTTGCACTACCGCATCGTCAGGTTCAGAGGGGCAATACTGTATGCAGACGATACTGGCTGGAAGTCATTATCATCTGACGAGTTTGCTCGTATATGTTACCAAACTCTAGGTGCTGGGGTGAGGCAGACACAGATCAAGGACTTACAGCACTACTTTTTCACCAACTCAGAGGACTTAACTAAGTTTGCTCACTTCATAGCTATGCCAGGTGGCAAGGTATGGAACATGCGAACACTTAGTTTCACCGAGAAAATATCACCAGAGGACTGTGTATACACCACGGCAATCGCACCGACAGATGGTGACAGCCACCGCGCTTGGCTCGAAGAAGTGACGCTAGGTGACAAAGAACTAGCAGACGACATTGTTTCAGCGTTGGCACCTGTATTCATGTACAAGAAACCACTAGGCGCGTTCTGGTTTCTGGGTTCAGGTGCGAACGGTAAAAGCTCTACTCTAAAGGCGCTAGTCGCAATCATGGGTGGCCGTAGGTGGTTTACCAAGCTGACTGTTAAGCAAATTGAAGATGAGCGAGACTTGCCAAGCATGAACGGTATGCTGGCTAACATATGTATCGAGAGTAATGAAGGTTATATAAAAGATGGGGGGCATTATAAAGAGTTAGCAGAGCACGAAGAATTATCAGTACACAAGTTCAACAGCCAAGACAGTGTAAACGTAGACGGTAATATACACTTAGTATTTAACGCCAACAACATACCAACCTTCGCTGACAAGACCAATGGTGTGCGCCGTAGAACGTTTACCATACCATTCAATGCCAAGTTCCCACAGGACGATACGTTTGACGATAAGCTATTTGCTCGTGAGCACTTCTTATCTGACCTGTTTGGTGACATCTTAGCCAAGGCCAAGCAACTAAAAGATAACAACTATAAGTACGACTTCAGTAAGATTACTAGCGAGGCCAAGGAGCGCTACGACAGCGAAGTAAACACCGCTGAAGCCTACCTAAACGAGCTAATTGAGCAAGATGTATTTGGGTTCGACACCTATTCAGCGCTCAAGACATCGTATGACACCTGGTGCCAACAGTCTGGCGTAGTCGCATTAGGTGTACGACACCTGAGCCGTACCGCTGAGGACTTAGGGTTTAGCTATAAGACGGTACGAGTTGATGGTGTACCAAAGAAGTTTGGTCTGTACAAAGATTACAAGGCTGAGGACCTAGTGCCTGTTGGACAGTTTAACTTTGGCCTGTACCGACTAGTGACCAGTGAAAAAGACATACTGCTATCTGAGGACGATGATAGCCTAAATAAATTACTAGAATTGGATATATAATGGCAGCACTAAAAGAGCAATTTCAAGAGTTTATACACTTACCATATGATGAGTATTATAAACAGAAAAAGACCAGAAGTAACACGGTAGATGAGCGCACCATCATGTCGCTGATAGACATTTGTACAGATACAGACGACATAGCAGCAGCTAAAATGTCGTTTGACCGTATCGAGGGCTTACTTGAGACACCCGTACATATTAAGGTGCCTAAGTTCTACATACGCTACGTCAATGCTACGGCTATCGAGCAGAGTGAAACGAAGGCCATAGGAGCCCCAGAAACGGCTAAAGTAGAGCAAGATGATAACTATGACCCTGCAACCGCTAAACTGCGTGAAACCCTACAGAAAATGCGTGATATGCCCGAAGGCATCATACCAGCTATACTGAAAGTTAAGAAAGCTATACAGGCTGGCAAGGAAGTGAACCTAACAGGCAAACAGAAGATGCCACAAGTTAAGCATGTCATTATTGCCAACCTACTGCGGAACGTGCGTAAGGGCCGTTACCGCGCTATCGAGCTGGTATTTGACCAGATTGACGGTAAGCTTGTGCGTACTATAACTTTGCTTGGTGGTGAGGATGTGTATGTAGACGACTACAATACGCTGACGGCACCAGCCAATGCTATACTTGGTGACGATGGTAAATACTTCGCAGAAGATAAAGCGCTCACTACCCAATGGATAAGAGGGTTCAGTAAGAGTGAGAAGGGGCTAGAGATGTTAGCAGACAGTCTTGAAGATGAGTGAGTCACAATTCCAAGCGATAGTAATTAAATGGCTACGATCTAAAGGGTTCTGGGTTATGAAATGCCAAGTACCACCAGCCCCCACTGGTACGGCAGATGTGTTCTTTTGTTACGAAGGGTTCTATGGCTGGCTTGAATGCAAGCAAAGTAAAACAAGTAAATTTCAGCCATTACAAAAAGAGTTTATAACTAAGATGAATGATTGGAGCTGGGCCAAAGTAGTGTACCCATCTAACTGGGAAGAAATAAAGTATGAGTTGGAACGATTGCTTTGATAACCTTCCACGACACGCCACAAGGCTCAGAGTTATGGCACTTAGCACATAAGGATAAGTGGTCAGGCTCTACTGCTATAAAACTATTGCAAGGTAAACCATTACCAGAGTGGGGTACCTTTGCTGGAAACAAGTATACCCAACGGGGTAAGTTCCTAGAGCCAGTCGCTATCAGGGAGTTTGAGGTAGCGATGGAAGAGCCAGAGGGAGTGCTGACAGGTGGCTACGTCACTAACTCTAAATACCCTAATGCCATGTTCTCGCACGATGGTATATTTGGCGACATTATACTTGAGGTGAAATGTCTCAATGGTATACGACATGAGAATTTAATCAAGGGAGAAATACCCCTAGAGTATTTAGCTCAGATTTACTTTGGAATGGTCATATGTGAGTTAAAAAAAGCGAAACTGTTGGCATTTAACCCAGAATATGAGCAACAACTTACCATACTTGATATAGAGTACGACAAAACGATTGTAGACAACATACGGCATAAGCTTTTGTATGATAAAATAGAACAGAATGGTCACCATAATTAGCGCTCCTTATAAGTACTAACTCTTGGGTGACCATTCGCCTTATATGAAAGAAATCTCATTCAAATTGTATTACGAAGAACTGCCTAAGCATAAACGTCTTAGGCATACTAGTCCTCAACGATAATAACGTTACGCATGTACCACCGATGAAAACGCTCATCTTGTAGGGTTTTATAATAACTGTTAAGAGCGGCGTACTCTTGCTGCACCGCTGCTATAGCTCGGTCTAGTTCCTTGTCGCCTAGTTGTTCGGGCGTGGTCGGTTCAGCGTCCCGTGGTATAGGGGCGTGCAACCGTTCCATATCATTAGTTCTCGTCTGGCGTTACGTTAAGTGCCGCCAAGCTTGCAACCGCTGTCATAAAGACTGCGAACAAACCGAACACAAAGTCACTGACTGTACCTGCTTGGTTTAGGTACGTCATAACTGGTGTCGCTATGACTGATACGATGTAGATGATTTGCCGTACTTGTGGTGGTAGGTTGAGTGTCATTTTATCCTCCCCTTATTTCTTTATGTATTTAGCAAACGATTTGAATTGCCCGACGAAGTAGTTGTACATAGAGCTAACCATGCGCTTCGTCTCC